CACTATTTCATTACATTTGTAGTGTTCTACATTCAGCAACATAATTCGAATTTACTTTTCCTAGTATTTCAGTAAAAAACTTTCTTTTTTCTTCACACCGAGCAAATGATATAAATTCATCATGTATAGTGTAATTGCTAGGTGTCGATAACCAAAATATTAACAAAAATTTAGTCATAATTAACTCACATAATTATTCCAAGATTACTAGTGGAACATGAATTGGGTCACGTGCATTCATCGCAATGAAGAACGGCAAGAACCTCTCACCTAAGAAACCAGGATAACGCCAAGGAAACGGTTCTGATGTTGTCACCTCAGTCGGATATGCCTTCGAGAACTTCCAAATATACTCGTAAATCTCGAAAAGTTCACTTGCATATTTTTTGAATAATTGCTTACGCATGATATAGCAAGTCTCAAAGTTGATTTTGTTACCATTGAACCAATCTAGTTTGTTGCGATAATCAGGCATCAACTCAGTGATTGCTTCTTTAAATAAATCCCAATACAATCGTGGTTGTGACTGTAGATATTGTTCTTCGATTGAACATGATAATGTAGTTTGTCTGTTTGTAATGACATCGTGCTTCTCAAGCATATGCAGTGCTGCCATCTTCTGTGATTCCGAAGACAGTTTGTCTGCATTTTCTTGTGTTGGTGCCATACTAATCTTCGCAGCATCAGTGTCAATGTTATCCATCAACAGATAACGTCGATACGTTGTGCATCCAAGATAATCAAATTGACCATACTTCCATAACCAATACTCGGATGGTTGCTGACCCATTGCTTTCAGAAATTCAAGTTCAGATACACTTGAGTAATAGTGCTGAAATTCTTGAATTCGTTTTTGTTCTCTTGATGTGTTAATCCACACACCCTCTTTACTTGGAGGATAGTATTCGTATGCTCCTGTACCACCCGCAAATGCTGCTCTCATCCACGAAGAGTTATGGTTGAACGGAAAGTCTTTGTGGAAGTGGCTCAATACTAAAATATCATTCATCACTAGTTTCCTTTTTCTTTTTAAAGTCAATCTTTGGTGTGATAATTGCTGATATCATTGCTTTCCGATAATCAGTTTTACGATCACCCTTTTCCATACCTATCAAAGAAATCTTTAATAGTTTATTCATTCTAAAATTTGAGTTTGATTTCATTACCATGTCCACGATACAAAAGAATATCTCGTACCCTTTGTCACAAGATTTACTTTATGGGGATACAAAAAGTTAGAGGGGAATATTAACAGGTCACCAGTTTTGAGTTTGATTTCTTCATCTTCCCACATAATAAATTCACCACCTTCATAATCATCATTCAAAACACCAACAATTGAAAGTGTTGGGATACCTTTTCGTTTACCATCAAACATACTTTGAATATGGTCACAATGTAATTCCATTTGTGTATCAGTTCGATATCGATTGAATCTCAGTTCAGTATAACCTTTCCATGAACCGAACCATTGAAATTTGAATTCATTACAATATGTGTTAAGTCCATTCCAAATTTCATCCATAAAATATTCTCTTGTTTCTATATCTGAATATGAAACAGAAAGTTCATGTTCATATGAAACAAAATTGTTATGTATATTATTATAGAATTCGTGTTGTGTAAACTCCTTCTCTTTTTCTTCCAAGAGTTTTACAGATTTTTTACACTTTTTTTTGTCGAGTATGTTGTAAACTTTGACGTATGATTCAAGATTTTTATCCATTATATACCTTCCAATAAGTGGGGCATGAAGCCCCACTCTTTATGATGCTTGATTGTCAGCGTAAGTTGACGGATCTAAATGTCTTTGTTGCTCTTGCAAGAGTTGTGGTTTAAACTCTTTCAAGTCATTACCAATTTCAATCTTACGTGGTTTCTTGTGTTCTGGAATTACATTTTCTAATCCAACACGTAGAATACCATCTTTGATTTCAGCACCTTTAACTTCAATGGTGTCTGCAATCGTAATCACTTTGGTGAAAGAACGAGTACCGATACCACGATGTAAGTATGTCGAATCATCTTTATCTTTCTTATCACCTTTGATTGTCAAGTTACCTTCTTGTACTTGAATATCAATTTCATTCTTCGCAAAACCTGCGACAGCAAGTTCTACAACATACTTATTATCATCTGCTTTGATAATATTGTGTGGGGGGAAAGTTGAAATTTTGGTTTCATTATCAAGAATTTTCTCAACATCACGAATAAAATTTTCAAAGCCAAGTGTTTGATGGAACAACGGTCCAAATGAAATACGTGTCATACATTTCTCCTATTAAGCAAGTTAAAATACGTGACCCCGAAGGCATCACGACTTACTTGGCAACCTCAAACGCTGTGCGATTGACAAGATAAGTTCTTTGAGGATTTGATTGAGTAAAGACCCGAACGAATTCGTTGGCGCCTTCTCTAATCACATCATCGTAATCTCTAGTAAATACTTCTTCTTTGGTATACTTATTCACAAGTTTCACCAAATTGTTTTTCGCTTTGTACATGATAAGTCACCATATTAATAATCAGTTTTCTTCTTACCTATATTATATTTAGTAATCAATTCCCACTCATCCTTCTCTTTAAAAGAGATAATTTTTATCTGGTGAATTGGTGCTATATTATCTTCCATTATAGCAGGATTTAGAATCTTTAGCAAGCCCCATTCCTCTAATAAATCGGCAATAGCGTTACGTCTTTGTATGTCATTCTCGGAAAGATTAGATGGTTTGTTATCTAAAAGGAACAACTCCTTAAAATGAACCAGATAATATCTTCCTTGTTTGTGTAATATGTGGCACGACTGATACAAAACTTTTTCTTTTCTCGATGATACTCCAATCCTTGTTAGCGTTTCTCTAACTTTTAGAAAGTCATCCTGTTCCTTGAGTTCAATCTCAAGAAATTTCGATAAATCAACCATATCATTTTCCTAATCCACCCTTCAGGGTTTGTTCTTTGAGTTTTTGGATTTGTTCTGTGCTTAGTAGTCGCAAAGCATCACGAGCTTTGGAGTCTGATAGGGCGTATGTCTGCTTGATGCATTCTATATCGTCACTTTTCTCAGATTTTATCCACTTAGCATAGGGTCTTTTCTTAGACCTTACGATATTTATAAGAAAATCATTTTGTAGCTTTTTGTCAAGGAAATGGTTCCGATTCATCTCATTGGCAACATAAACACAATCCTGATGATAGGATAGTGACCGATTGGTAAGGAATGGTTGATAGTCCTTCTCGCTCAGGTCATCTATCATCAGGTTCTTTTTTCCCTGTAGAATCTCCTTTACATAATCAAATGGGTTACTCATGTTCTATCACCTTTTGTTAAATTATCTTTCCACCACAAAGGTTGTAAGTTTTTATAATTACATGCCTCTTCAAATTCTTCACGATTCTGCAAATTAAAAGACGCCAATGGTTTAATGTGGTCTATATGCCATCCCTTCTTAGCATGATTTTCCCATGTCATTATTTCTCCAGTATCAGGATTTGCATGGAATTGTTCTTCCAAATGTTTCATTAATTCTTCTACAGAACACCCCAAACCATCAATACAACTATCTATTCTTTTCACATTTTTTATTCTTAAATGAATATTTAATCTAGCTCTAATAGAAACTTTGAGTTTAAATTGTGTATCAGTGTGATATTTTTCTTTTAGTTTTTCCCTTCTTTTTTTTAAAACATCAGGTTTTGCATTATACTTTTTATCTGAGACAGATTTTAGAAATTTATATTTTTCAGTTTTTGATCTAGGTTTTATCCATTTTTCTGTAGCACATGGTTTACAATAAGACTTTTTATTGAAAAAACATTTACCTGAAAAATCATTTGGAAATAAATTATAATCTTTAATTTTATTGCATATTGAACATCTTCGTTTTCTATGTTCATGTAGTTCCAAAATTTCTTTTTCACGTTCTTTTCTTTTTGAAGAATGTTTTTTTTCTTCAAGTGTTTTTTTAGATTCCTGATAATTCTTAGCATTTTGGAGAAGTTTTTCTCTATTTTTAGCATAATACTTCTTCCATGCAACACTAACACACTCTTTACAGTTACTCTGTAAATATTTACCAGATTTACTAAAATTTGATATCGGTTTTGCGGTATTACATTCTGAACAAATTTTATATTGTTCTCCCAAATTAGAAATATCTTCTCCAAAAAATTGTGATAGGTCACTCATTTTCTATTCACAGCACCCACTCTCTCGCAAAAGATTTGGCATCTTCCACATCATCAAAATATTTCTCTTCACTCACATTCTTTTCCAAACATGAAATGAATACACAATACCTGTCATCGTTCTCTATTACCATAGACACTTTGATACCATCATCCGAATAGTGTTCTGCTATTACATCTGTTCTCATTTGAAATCTCCTTCCGCCATTATTTGTATAAGGCAAGCAACAATATTTATTTCTTGGTCAACAACGAATGCTTGTTTATATTGATAGTCGGCAAGGATTAGAATCACTTGTGGAATAGAATGTGGTTTCAGGAAATCATATAGATTGTCATACAACTTTCTAAAGAATGTAGTCGAATCGATCTCATTAGTTGCAACCCATTTTCTAACTGCACCAAAATCTTTGTCTTTGATATACTTGACTATCTCACTGATAGATATATCACTCACTTGAGCCAGAACACCCACATCTATTTTACCAAGTTGTGAATATCGTTGCAACTCATTTAGAACACGGCGAAAGTCAGGAAAATGTTTTGTCACCAACTCAGCAACAACCTTCTTATCGTAGTCGATTTTTTCACTTTGCAAAACTGACTCAGTTCTCTTCAGAAACTCCGATGCCATCTTTAACTTCTCACCATTCTTCAAACCGAATTCAACCACAGCACATCGTGAATGAAGTGGTTCGATGATACGGTTCTTGTAGTTACATGTAAAGATGAACGAACAGTTACTTGCGAACTCTTCGATTGCATTACGCAGTGCAGGTTGTGTTGAGTTTGGGTTTAGATAATCGGCTTCATCGATGATGATAACTTTGCGTCCACCAGTAAATGACATCGATGATGCATAGTTTTTTATCTTGACTCGGAATGTGTCGATACCTGATTCATCAGAACCATTGATTACTAGATAATCGCATCCCACTTCCTGACACAGTGCTTTGGCGACTGTTGTCTTCCCGACTCCAGCACTGCCTGTTAGAAGTAAATTTGGTATCTGTTTCTGGTTTGCGTATTGTTGAAATACTTCCTTCAACCTTTTGGGTAGAACACAATCCTCGATTGTTTGAGGGCGATACTTTTCTGTCCATAATAAATGTTCCATTGGAACCTTTCACATAAATCATAAAAAAAACTCTTCTAATGTAGACTTAGTTTCTTTTGCGATGCGACTATCTTGAAGTGGTTTATAATCTTCATTGAGTTCACATCCCAAATATTGTCGTCCAAGTCTTACTGCCATTGCTGCTGTCGTACCAGAACCCATAAAGGGGTCTAGGACGATGCCATTAGAAGGTGCGCCAGCAAGTATGCATGGTTCAATCAATTCTTCAGGAAACACTGCAAAGTGTGCGCCCTTATATGGTTTAGTATTGACTGTCCAAACACTACGCTTATTTCGTGTAGGTTTAATCATCAATGAACCATCTGCTTTTTTGTATCCACTGTGACCAACAAAACTTGTTCCACCACCACCCATACTGCTATCAAATTCTTTACGCACATTGGGTCGTGGTTGATTCATTGAATGTTTTGTTTGTCCTGGCGCACCATTTACAAGTTTGTGTGTGTCACTTAAACCACGAAGCATTCGCAACGCAGTTACATCCTGTATCGGTTCTTCTATTGCGGCAGAATCAAAATGATACTTGGGTGACTTACTTAATAGAAAAATATATTCATGTGCTTTGGTACAACGGTCTTTAACTGATTCAGGCATTGGGTTTGGTTTGTGCCAGATGATATCTTGACGCAGATACCAACCATCAGCACGAAGTGCAAAGGCAAGCATCCACGGTATACCAATCAAGTCTTTACCTTTCAAACCATCCAACTTATTGTTTCGAGTTGGACTATGTGATGGTAAATCTTGCATGGTTTTAGCAACAGTCTGTTTGCAAAAGGCATCAGTCCTACCACGATAGTTGTAGTAGGTATCACCAATGTTCAACCAGAGTGTACCATCATCTTCAAGCACATCCCATACGCAACGAAATACTTCTACCATTGCATCAACATACATCTGTGGAGTTTCTTCTAAACCTATCTGTCCATCACGACCATAATCACGCAGACCATAATAGGGCGGACTTGTTATGCAGGTTTGGGCTTTGATACCTTCTGCTGCCCACCTACGCATTGTTTCACGACAATCACCGAATTCAATTAGGTTCATTTAGACGAGCAACTACTTCAAGATATGGTTCTTTCACATGCCAATCTGTTCCATTGACTCCATAAATTACTGTACGCACCTGAAGCTTAATATTCTCATCGGGTGCAATCAATTCAAACACTGCCGCAACAATATCAGGATTGATAGCAATCGATTGATCTTCAAATCCTTGTGAAGCATTTGTAAAAAATTTCAATGCCATTATTTTTTTGCCTTCTCAAATTTAGAACCGTTTTCAGTAGCAATCCAATACTGGATGTTGGCGGTTTCATGTTTAAAGTTTGCAACACCTTTCGATGAAATCTTGATAGAATAACCACCAGAAATCACTTTGAGATTTTCCGTTTTAAATATCATGCAATAGATATCACCATTACCTTCAGCAATCTCAATCGAATCAGTATGTGCGGCATCATTAGTAGAATCAAATGTTTTCACAAAGACTTTACTACCATTCGATTCAACGGCAATGAATGGGGATGATAGAACATTCGCAGCTCGGAGAACCCAATCAAGGTCTTCACCAGAAAGTTTCAATGATATTTCTGGATTAGGCATCTCGATTGTTTTATCGGGAGGAGTGACTATCATACTGGCAGCACAGAAACGATATCTGATTTTGCTACGACCTTTTAATCCTGAGATAAGAATATTATTATCTTCAAAATCAAAAGTGGGTTCTTCTTTGTGTAGAGAGATAACAGAAAGAAGATTGTTTAAATCATAAACTCCAAACTCAGTTGGAATTTCTTCACTCACTATTGCTTCAGCCATAATATTTTTGCCAGTAGAAACGGTGCGAATCGTTTTACCTTTCTTAAAATATATTCCCTGATTGATTGAAGCAAAGTTTTTCAAGATACTTAGAGTATCATTAGAAAGTTTCATAATTATTTCCTTGTCAAATCATGATTGTGTATAGCCATGATAGCATAGTGTAAGACTTTCATCAAGTCTTTTCGGTTGCAACCATCTTTCTTGCCGTATC